TCCCGGTACTGCATCTCAAGATTGCTCCAGAACTTCGCGGGCAAACCGAGAACAGATTCCAAACGGAGGGCAACATCAGGCGTTAGTTCAACTTTTCCGTTGATTAATCGACTAATGTGCTTCTCCGACATGTCCATGCGTTTTGCGAATTCCTTCTGGGTCATGCCGCGACTGTCAAGCTGCTCACGAATGGTTTCGCCCGGTGGTATGGCGATTGTATCCTTGCTGCGCAACATCTGATTCCCTCCTTTCAATTTCGCTTCCTCAGTGATAATCTTCAATGTCGATAATCCTTACACACAGTGTGTTCGAGCTGTCTTTGTTGAACACCAATCGGTGCGGCTGCACTAGCGCCATGGCGAATTGCCCAGCGCGATCTCCTTTGAGCGGGTGACAGTCTCCTACAGAGTACTTTACCAGGTCTTCAACCGTGTCGGCAGCCTGAATCTGATCAATGCGCAGATGTATCTTCTCTGCCATTCGGTCCCCATAATCTGCTCTGGCAACGCTTAGCTTCGTGCAAGCCCGCTCAAGCTTCTTCGTTCTGTACGATATCTCCAGAGCAGTCACCTCGTTTACCTCTAAGGTAAACTTACTATAATCCACACTGTGCAAATTGTCAAGCACTTATTTACCTTACAGGTTAATTTAGAATACTATCAGCCCCCTGCTGTCATACACCGAAGCACCTCTATCGTTCCCACACCGGATCGCCCTATCCAGCGCCATGATCGTTGCCACGGCACCATCGATCTTCTCCGTGGATTTCTCCTTGTCAGCCTTGATATTGCCCGCCGGGTCCGAACGGATGAAGATGTTGTCCATCATCCAGCGCAGGATCGGATGGCCGCCATGCGCCACTTTCTGTTCCAGGGTCAGTTTCATCAACTCCTTGGTAGGTGGCGACATGTCCTTGAATCCCTGCCCGAAGGGCACTACCGTGAAGCCCAGCGCTTCCAGGTTCTGGGTCATCTGCACAGCACCCCAGCGGTCAAAGGCGATCTCCCGGATGTTGTACTTTGTGCCAAGCTCTTCAATGAATCGCTCGATGAAACCGTAATGCACCACGTTTCCTTCAGTGGTCATCAGGAATCCCTGCCTCTGCCACAGGTCATAGTTCACATGGTCACGCCGGACGCGCAGGTCGATGCTCTCCTCAGGTATCCAGAAAAATGGCAGTACGCTGTACATATCATCCTCATCTGCCGGCGGGAAGACCAGCACAAAGGCTGTGATGTCGGTCGAGGATGATAGATCAAGCCCGCCATAGCAAACGCGGCCTTCCAAGGCCGTTGCATCAACAGGAAACGCGCATTTGTCCCACTTGTCCATCGGCATCCAGCGGACAGCTTGCTTCACCCACTGGTTCAGGCGCAGCTGGCGAAAGCTGTTTTCCTCTGCAGGATTCTGCTTAGCAGATTCACATGCGGCCTTGACTTTGTCGATGCCGACCGTGATGCCCAGAGAAGGGTTCGCTTTCTTCCAGACCTTGGGATCTGTCCAGTCCTCCTCCGGGCCAGCGCCAAAAATGACCGGATAGAATGTCGCGTCATGTTTCCTGCCGTTGATGATATCAAGCGCCTTCTGGTGCACTTCCCAGCAGATGCTGTTCTGGTTGTCGCCCGCGGTGGTGATCAGGAAGTACAGCGGCTGCATTCGCGCGTCGCCCGAGCCCTTGGTCATTACGTCAAACAGCTTCCGGTTGGGCTGGGTATGCAACTCGTCAAAGACCACGCCATGGGTATTGAAACCATGCTTGTTTCCAACGTCAGCTGACAGAACCTGGTAAATGCTCCCTGTCGGTTGGTAGATAAGCCGTTTCATGGAATCGAGGATCTTGACGCGCTTGGCCAGCGCGGGGCACATTCGCACCATGTCGGCAGCCACATTGAACACGATGGACGCCTGGTTGCGATCAGCCGCGCAGCCGTAAACCTCGGCGCGTTCCTCGCCGTCAGCGCAGGTGAGCAGCAGGGCAATAGCAGCGGCAAGCTCACTCTTTCCCATCTTTTTGGGAATCTCCACATAGGCTGTGTTGAACTGCCGGTAGCCATTGGGCTTGAGCGTCCCAAACACGTCGCGGATAATCTGTTCCTGCCAGTCGATGAGCTCAAAGGGCTTGCCGGACCACGTTCCTTTGGTGTGGGAAAGTGATTCTATGAACGAAACGGCGTAGTTGGCGGCTTCCTTGTTATAGAGGGAGTCAGGCGCTTTGAACCGGGTCGGCGTGTACTTCTTCAGCTTGCGTATGCTCTGTCACTCCCTCCCAACCCATCAAAATAGGCTCCCGCTTGGAAGACATGGTTTTTCCTCACCAGCTTGTTGAAAAAGGACCTATCATCAAGGAACCGCTGCCGTCATACTCTATGTCTGAAAACGCAGTTGTCTCATGAGGGTAATCGCTTTAGCTCCGAGAGTGATTTGAGGCGTAAAAAAGCGCCTCGAAAGGCGCTATAGGATGCATTTGGTTGAACGTTTCGGCTTTTCTCCCTGTGAGCGCCTATGTCAGCGCTGACAGGATTACCGGGTTGTTTTCAGCGCACCGGCCCATGCGTTCACCTGATTGAGCAGCGTGGACAGTTCCTCCTCGTGGCGGGGATGCGGTTTGAACACGGAAAAATTTTCAAAGTCCGTCATGAGTGACAGGAGTACCTGCTGACGCACATCAGCAACCTGCAGTTCCCCCAGCACCAGGCGCAGGTTCTCAGCAGCACGCGCCCCACCGGCACTGCCATAGCTGACAATTCCTGCAGCTTTGTTGTTCCATTCGCCGTAAATAAAGTCGATAGCGTTTTTCAGCGCCCCCGGCAGCGCATGATTGTATTCAGCTGTGACAAACACAAAAGCATCCAGCCCGCCGATTTTCTCCGCCCACTTCTTTGTATGGGCCTTCTCATACTGGCCATATGCGGCCGGCATTGCTTCGTCCAGCAGGGGGAGGTTGTATTCCTGCACGTCGACAATCTCATACTGCGCGTCTCCGCGTTTGTTTGCGTTTTCCAGTACCCAGTCGGCCACGCCTTTTCCATTCCGGCCAGGGCGCATGCTCCCTAGGATGATACCAATTTTCAACATTTTCAAAGATCCTCAATTTCTTCATGGTTTTCCGGGATTACTCTCCCAAGTAAATCGGATGCATTATATGATATTCGCATCCTCAAAATGAATATAACCGGGATTGCCAACGGATAAACAACTTCGCCCGTAAATGCTGCCGGTGTTCACATGAACTGGTAAAAGTGGAACCGCGGCATAATATCCGTGACTTCGTTGCTATAGAGGGAGTCAGGCGCCCTGAACCGGGTCGGCGTGCACTTCTTCAGCTTGCGTATGCTCTGTCACTCCCTCCCGGCCCCTTGATAAAGGCTCCGCTTGGGAGCCATGGCCTTTTATCAAACCTTCAATTGTATTTCTTTACCAGCTTGTCGAAGAAGGCCTTGTCTTCACCGCTTTTCGGCTCAACGTCCCGGCCCCTCTCATAGCTGACGACCGTCAGCCCGTCCCGGCTTATCTGCAGCTTGGAAATCCTGCCGCCATCTATGCCAAACTCTGAGCCGGTATCGTAGTGCTTTACCCAGTGGCTGTACCCGTTTTCTTTTCCCTGGCTCCACATTTTCCTTGCCCTCCTTGTCTTTCGGTAGTGCATATATCACTCCAAACCGGATATATTGCAAGCGAAATAGTGAGTTTTTTCAAGGGAATTACTATATATCTTTCTCTCCGGTGAGGATGAACCGGGCGTACTCCTTCTTGTGTTCCTGCAAGAACAGCACCAGCTCAAAGTAGCCCTTTTCGTAAGCCAATCTCTGGACGCGCGTAACGTCAAACATGTTCGTTTCGCCTGTCTCCCGGATAGCCATGATCTGCTCGATCACTTTGTCAGTCATTCTGTTGTTGCTCCTTTGACCTGTCTGCCGCCTCTTTCAACACGGCAGGATCGAATCCCGCGCACCGATATCCTTCCAGGATGGCGGAATAGTAGTTCCCGCCGGGCTGTCCCAGCAGTCGGCCGGGCGTCATGACATACACCATAGCCTTGACCGTTTTCCCCTTCAGAGGAAGTCCCACTGTCTCTTTCCCATAGAGGAAGGGGTAGCCCTCATAGAAATCCAGCGCCTTCTCATCCTCGGGTGTTATCTCCCACACCAGAACCGGAACGCTGCCGCCTTCACAGGGCTCGACCGTGGCCACGCTGCCCCAACGTGCGCCCCGGAACATGAGTTGATGGTCCTTAAGTACGCTGGCGCCAAGGACCCGGGCAGTGGGGCACCTGCGCGCCATCTGCCCAAGGTTCAGGTTCGATCCGTAAGCCGTGTACAATTTCTTCTTCATTTTCATTGTCTGCCTTCCTCAAGCCGCCCGAAATCGCCAGGCCGCCGAGCCTCCCAGATGCGTCGTCAGGTGTTCCCGGCAGTTGGCGAACTCTTCTCCAATGAACCCGATGCGGTTGAGGTAGGTCCGCATGGCGAACTTTTCGTTGTCCGTCTGAGGCTTCCTTGCGCTGGCGCAGGTCTGGGTCAGCGCCTGGTGGTTGAGCGCCAGGGCAAGGACGATGTAGCTGCGCATCTTACCGGCGTGGAGCTCGGAGTTGAAGCCCCGCAGCTCGACCGTGTGGTTGCCCGTGAAGAAGCTGTGCAGGTTCAGGAAGTGGTAGCGGCTCTGGTGGTAATGCTGGTTCCTGTTTTCGTTGTAGCCCTCGTACCAGATCTCCTCGATGGCGCGCACGGTCCTCGGCCTTTTCCGGTTCATCTTCTCGACCAGCAGGCTGTCCATCTTCATGCAGTAGCGCGTGCGCTCCGCCGGGATCTGAAGGGCTTTGTAGAAAAGGTCGTTCTTGCTGGCGATGATGTTCACGAAGTTGCGGATGCTCCGCACTGTGTGGCTCGCGCCGTCAAGGTGGACGTGGATCCCGTTTGAGAAATTGGTGAAGCCTCCGGCGCGGCGGAGCTTCCTGACCAGCTCCTGCAGGGTGTCGATGTCGTTGTCGTAAGTTAGGATCGGGCTGACCAGTTCGACGCTGTAGTCGCGGTTTGCGCTGATGACCGCCCCGCCTGCTTTCTTCTCGCAGCGGATGCTGCCGTCGCTCATGAAGGTCCAGGTCCGGCCGTCCGGCGCGAGGATCTGCTTCTTGTCGTAGTAGCTTCCGCCCTCGACGTAGGTCCCGTTCAGGTGCTCCACCGCCACCCTGGCTGCCTGTTCCCTGGTGATGCCCGTGAACTCGATCTCGATCCCAAACCTTGCGCTCTTCATTTCTGGTTTCTCCTTCAGGTGTGTTTCCGCTTTGCGGTGACACATATATCACTCTGAAGGCGATTATTATCAAGCGAGTTGTGAGGATATATCAGAGAAAACGCACACAATCTTTCGGGCAAATGATTGTGTGATGTACACTAAATCTTGCGAATTTTGTCCTCGTCGAATACGATGCCAAGACTACTGCCCGAGTCCCAGGAAACGAAAATGGAGCAAATATCGTCGATGAAAGAGACGGAGCCCTGATCGCCTGGCTGGAGTCTCGAGTAGGGATCTCTCATTCTGACCAGCGCGACGCGCGTGCCTTTCGGGTATTGCATTCGGAGGTGCTCAACAGTCTCCCGGCTGGGAAAGTCATTCATCGGCACTCACCTCCACACGTGGGGTGCCGTCCCGGAAAGCGCTGTTGCCGCTCAGGTTTTTCAGCAGGATCTTTCTTGTCGCCTTGTACTCATCCCCAATGAAACCCAGCCGGATGAGAAATACGCGAAAGGCAAACTTTTCATTTTCTACCAGCTTTTCTTTGGAAGTCACGCGCTTTTGTGTCCTAGCAATTGAGCACAGCCCCGTAACAAGCTGTGAATAGGCTGTCGCCTCTTCGCCATTGATGGGGAGCGGGAACCAGGGAAACTGTAGGACGCTGCCTTTCCGGATGATGGACAAGGATTCTGTGTCGATTGCTTTCATGATAAGCGCGGTTTTGCTCGCCACCAGCTTTTCCAGGTTGGCAAATGATTCCTCCGTGAAGCCTTCCAACGGCATCTCAATGGTGAGCACATCCCGCTCATCACAGTCGCTGGCCTGCGGGCCTTCTGCGTTGTAGTCACAGTCGTAGTTTGGGTGTGTACCTCCGCCAAAACTTACGATTGGCGGTGCGTCATCGATAAAAGCTGCGGGTTCGACATCGTAGGTTTTCTCTTCAGGCATTAGGCTGTAC